TTATGAAAACAGATTAGAGAAGTTTTATGAAGACAGTTGAAAGACATAGTTATGATGGCAATAAGATAATAAAAACAAGGAGACTTGTCTTTCAACCTTATGTGTTTAGTCCAGCAAATATGTGTCTGGTAATGGGATTGATACAGAAGAATCTCACACCTGACCTATTGAAACGTAAGAAGTTAAAGTTTAGAGATGAGACTAACAAGTATTATGGTCATTGTTATCATGCTACACAAGCATTATATTATGTGATGGATACTGACAAGTTAGTACCTATGAGTGGTGAAGATTATAGAGGTGAAAAGCACTGGTGGTTACAGAATGAGGATAACATATATGATTGTACTGCGGAGCAATACTGGACAGTCGGTAAACTGCCACCATATCATGTAGGTAAGAAGTCTAAGTGGTATGGATGGCAGCAAAGACCACAACAAATATCATTGAATCTAATGGTCAAGGTATTGGGTGATAGATATGAGGGATCAGAAGAATGGGGATATTGTGAGGGTGTAAGACCACCCTTTAAAGTGGCACAAAAGGGGTCTTGACGACCCCTTTTTAGCATATAATATGTACAAAGGAGGGTTACCACCTATAGCATACTCATCATGACAGCAAAAAAAGGCACAGACCGATTTACTACAACAGAGTCTTTGATATCAGAAGAGAAACATATATCTCTAGTAGATGAAATTTTTAATGAGTTTAAATCTCTAGATGATAAATGGAATAAAGTAAAGGGAATACCTACAGAAGATTTAATCGGAAAAGAAAATATTATCTATGCAAAATGTATGAACGGAACATCTACCAAGATTAATAGTGATGGTGGAATAATATTATATGATGATAAAGTGGTAGGAGTATGTGAGAACAAGTATCAAAAAGATCATAGAAATGCTTGCGAAAGAGTTTGTAAATATACATTATATTTTGATATTAAACCTAGTCAAGTATTTTTATCATGTAGTGGAGAAGGATATACATTTGATACAGATAGGTGGGGCGGTGGTCAAACAGGCACAATGTATGATATACTAAAGTTTAGAGGTGTATCTATTATTCTGAACCCAACAGAAGATAAGTTTAAACAAACATTAAGAGATTGGTTTAAGCAACTATGTGACGTTTCTTAAACTGGTACATAAAGGGTCGTCAAGACCCCTTTTTTAGTATATAATAGCCATAACAACAAAGAGGAAACTCAATGAAATGGGACGTTAAACTTCTTTCTTCTGGAAATCTCTTCTATGAAACAATAGAGGCACAAAGTCCTGAACAGGCCAAAGCAGCAGCATTAGCACGTAATCCTCATGCTACCATAGCAGGTGTTAATGGTAGAGTAAACAGAGATATGCACTGGAATGGTACTTGGGAAGGAGAATCTAAAGAAACAGAACATAATGATAATCACGTGACTAATAATTTTAAGAATAATATCAATACAGGTGATGCTGGTGGTATGTTAGCATTAGCAGCATTTATTGGTGGTCTTTGGCTTCTATATGTTACATTACCTTTTATTGGATTAGGTGCAGGTGGTTACGGTGGTTGGAAGTTGGGTAAGAAAGTATCTGGAACTACATTAGCAATAATATTATCATGTGTTGGTGGTCTTGGAGGATTTGGTATTGCCAGTTCTATGATTGACTCTTTCAACAATGAGACTACAACTGAAGATGTTTATGTACCAGCACCATGAAAGGAAACTATCAAACATTCTATAAAGAAGCCATTCAGAATAAACAAGGTTATGTAACCAAAGATGGAATGTGGGCAGCCGTACCTTCTGATGGAAAGAAGTTTGCTATCATTCACAATGGTGAGTGGGTGCATACTTCTAGAAACTTTGACTTTGCTAAGTCATACATACTAAAAGAATCTAGGAAGAAATGAGTGAAACTAAACAAGAAAAATGGGATCGTGGGAAGACTTTATTTCTTGAGTCTGTATATAAAGCAGATGATAGATTGAGAGGATGTGCCCATAATCAAGAATGTTATCATGAACTGATGGAGATAAGAGATGAGGTGATTGAAATAGTAAGAGCAATGCCAAACCCACATGCTCCACAAATTAAAATACCATTTGGTCAGAAGAATGACCATGTGGAACCTACAATCACTACTCCTAATGGTGAAATCAGTGAAACTCTAATGAGTGGATCATTGGGTGATTATTATGCAGACAAGAGAGAGTATTAATCATAAGTTATACTAATAGGCATAAATTTTTGTTAAAATGTATCAGGGAATACAGACACAATTTGCATAAATAATGATAGAATTAGGGATAACAAGATGATCTGAATCTCTTTGTTACTGTAGTTCATTGGAGGCAATTATGCACAACTTAATTTCATTTAATCAACTTGCGGGATCGAAACACATGGAATATGAAGATTCACATAACGATTTAATCACAGAATACTACGAGTGCCTGATTGACTGTGAAGACGACCAACATGTTTGTAAACGTATATGTAAGGAGGTTTTAGTTTAAAACAAGTACACGTTTAGAGTAAAAGGAACATGAACAAATTTCAACATCCACCTTAAGTAAATCAAATAGTAAACCATAACCCTTGACATTTATTGTTAAGGGTTTTATAATGTCTGGGTGTTTATCAAAAGACATGACTAAAAGAAACGAGGAGCAGATAATAGCTGCTATTACTCACATGGCCGATGAGTTGGGTGGAACAATAGAAACTACAACAACTTTTGATAGTTCAAAGAGAACAAGTAAGAAGATTGTGGTTGAGTATGATGTAAGGGTGGATGGTGAACCAGTATAGATACTTATAGTCGCAAATAAAACGAACATTAGTACAGATGAAAGACTGGTCAATCAAGAAAGCAGCAAAGAAGTTATTAAAAAGAGCAAAGAAACATCCTGAGTGGTACACAGAACAAGAAATTTATTATGCTAAAAGGGTTAGGAAAGAAATCAAAGATGAAGAACGACAGTCTAAGAATACATCAGAATGAAGATGGTTCATTCAGTGTAGAATGGGATAAAGAAGATCCCGACTGGAAATGGTTGAATGGTTTAACAAGTAAAGAGATTGAAGTTGTTATCAAGGAGGCTATCCGTTATGACCAACAAGGAAAGTGATTACAGACCATATCCATTACAAGAACTGGATATGAGTATTCGTAATACTATGGAGTCAGAATGTACTCCACAGGAGATATATGATACCGTAATCAATGGTATTAAACAGAGTATGCGTTATCATAAAGCATGTTATGATGACAGTGTAAGACTATTGGCATTGTTTAGAGCAAATAGTAATCCTAATATACAGGTACACTATACTGGTTCAGATAATAATAGTACCTACACAGAGAGTGATTATTGGAATGGTAAACTAGAAGGTAAGGATTTTCAAGAGGCATTAGAGAAGTATGGGTATGAATATACACCAGGTTATGATACTTCAAAGTTTAAGTTAGATTCACCTGATTTACATGGAGATGACAAATGACATTATCTAAACGAGTCTATGAATCTATGAAGGATGCTGAAGCAAACCTAAGAAATGCTCTTGCTCATGCTTCAAGGCAAGAGAGACCAATGGTATTAAATGAAATCTCTGCTATGATTAGAGGGATTGATAATGTTATTTCTACAGATAAGGTACTTGACCAGTTAGAGGAGAGAGAAGAAGGGGATAGGGGGATATTTGAACCACGTTGGGATGATGATGACTACGATTTGTAAAGCAAAGTGGAAGAGAACATTAAACATATAGATAAAATATATTTCTATGTTAGAATGTCAACACACAACTCCCAAGGCCAATGATTAATTTAGACGAGAAGTATCATTCTTACCTAAGAGGTGAGAAGACCTTAAGAATAGACGGAATTAATGAAAAGATAGTTGCGTATGGATATACTGACGATGGTAGCAGTATTGATGGTTACTACTTGACAACTCCCAACTATCAGTTAAAATATAACCTAGAGGGGATATTTCTTCGAATGACAGCATTACGGGAGTTGGCCGAAGTTCGATAGAATAAATACTCATGAGATTATTAAATTCTAAAGTAGGATGGTTACACGCTATGACGATTAAACACGACTTAGAACATGAAGTTTATCTTGATCCAAAGGATCATAAAGAACATATTAATCATGGTATGCTAGAGTACAGTGAGGCAGATCTGAAAGATGTTCATGCTGATTATGACAAGTATCATGAGGGAGATGTGGTTGATAAGAATGAGGGTAAGATTAATGATTACCATGAAAGGCATCAAGATCATGGATTAGAAGTGTATTGCGACAATCATCCTGATGCCTTAGAGTGTAGAGTATATGACGAATAGATGGACGATTGAGTGGACAGTTGAATAAGTGTCACAAGGCCCCTTCACAAGGGGTCTTTTTTTGCTATAATACATGTATGGGAAACAACGAAGGTTCCTAACTACCTTGACTTAGAAGCAAGGACATGACGTTAGGGTAAAATTAACGCTATTGATCCTTTTGTTGTTTCTCTCACCAAATTACCCCCCTTTTTTAAATGGCAACTCGTTCAAGAATCGGATTACAACTTGCGGATGGTGCCATTCTTTCAGTGTATCATCATTGGGATGGTTATCCACAGTGGTTAGGTGTTACTCTTAATACTAAGTTTAACACAAGAGACAAGGTTGCTGAGTTGATTGATGGTGGAGACATATCATGCTGCGATTCAGACAGCGATTGGGATAGAAATGATGTTCCTAACCATGTATTATACTATAATGCACGTGGAGAGAACACAGAACCACGTTTAGACTTAAATGTGGATGATTATTTTGATGGTGGAGAAGAGTTTGCTTACATCTTCACATTAGACCATACATGGGAGTGCTATGCTCTATCTCATGAGAGAGATGATGACTGGAATGTAATACAGACTAACGCAGTCGCAACTAAAATTCCAGCTGGTGAGGTGACAGCTTAAGAACTGTCACACATGGGGTTGCCA